CTTAAAGGCTGGGGTTAGTTTCGTAGTATGAATGGTGCTGGAAAGGAGGTATCTGACGGTGAAAATCAACAAGATTGAGCCCGCTGTGGCGGCGATAAAGCCCAGAAAGAAGGTCGCGGCCTACGCCCGCGTCTCAATGGAAACCGAGCGGCTGAAGCATTCCCTCTCGGCCCAGGTCAGCCGCTACAGCGCCATGATCCAGAAGAACCCGGAGTGGATTTACGCCGGGGTCTACGCCGACGATTCCGTTTCCGGAACGGGCACGGAAAAGCGCGACGAGTTCAACCGGCTCATCGCTGACTGCGAGGCGGGGCTTGTGGACATCGTGCTGGTGAAGTCGATCAGCCGCTTTGCTCGGAACACGGTCGACCTGCTCGAAACCGTCCGTCACCTGAAAGAAATCGGCGTGGAGGTCTGGTTCGAGGAAGAAGGCATACATTCAATGGACGGGGATGGGGAGCTGATGCTGACCATCCTCGCTTCATTCGCGCAGGAAGAAAGCCGCAGCATTTCCGAGAACGCCAAATGGGGCATTCGGAAACGCTACGAGAAGGGCGAACCGCACCGCGGCATCCTTTACGGTTATCGGGCGAAAGGCGGGGCGATGGTGATCGAGGAATCCGAGGCGAAGGTCGTGCGCAGGATTTTCCGAATGTTCCTGGACGGTGATTCCTGCTACATGATCGCCAAGAAGCTGAACGCCGAGGGCATCCCAACCTACTACGGCAAGGAGTGGAACAACCGGGTCATCAGCTATATGCTCCGTCAGGAAAAGTACGCCGGCAACTGCCTGATGCAGAAGTTCTTCACGGAGAGCCACGTCACCCACAAGCTGGTGAAGAACAACGGCGAACTGCCGATGTACTACGCAGAGGGGACGCACGCCGCCATCATCGATGCCGAGACTTACCGGAAAGCGCAGGAGGAATTCGCCGCCCGGTACGGTGTCGAAATCAAAAACGGGACGGCGGAGCTTGCCACCTACCTGTACCACGGAGACGGCAAATCCGAAAAGCCGGAGTTCCACTTCCGCCGCCCGCAGTGGTCGGAGGAACAGCGGCGGGAGCACGCTGAAATCTACAAGTCCCGCGACACCTGCCAGCGCCAGCGCCATCACGACCTTTCGCTGTTCATCAAATGCGATGGCTGCGGGGAAACCCTGTCGGCAAAGTCCTACAAGTTCACGGACGGCACAAAGGACGTCCGCTGGACGTGCCACTGGCACAACCGGGTCGCGCCGGAAACGCCCAAGCCAATGGATATGCGGGACGGGACGCTCAAGAAGATCATCTGCGAGGTGCTGGGGCTGGAGGGTTTCAGCGAGGACGCCATGACGGACAGGCTTACCCACATCTCCGCCCTGGGAGACAGGCTGACCTTCCATTTCAGGGACGGCAGCACCGAGCAGAGAACTTACGCTCATGAAAAACGGAAACGGTGTCCGAGGAGGTACTGAGAATGGCAACAGTGACAAAGATTCCGGCGACGGTCAGTCGGTACACGGCGGCACCCATCGCCGCCAAGGCAAAAAGGAAGGTGGCGGCATACGCCCGTGTCAGCACGGACCATGAGGATCAGCTGAACAGCTACGAGGCGCAGCTTGACTACTACACCAATTACATCAAGGGCAATGACGAGTGGGAGTTCGCCGGCGTGTACAGCGACGAGGGCATCAGCGGGACATCGACCCGCAAGCGCGAAGGATTCCAGAGCATGGTGGCGGACGCCCTTGCCGGAAAAATCGGACTCATCCTGACAAAATCGGTGAGCCGCTTTGCCAGAAACACGGTCGATTCGCTCACCACCATTCGGGAACTGAAAGCCCACGGCACCGAGGTCTATTTTGAAAAAGAGAACATCTGGACCTTCGACTCCAAGGGAGAACTGCTGATCTCCATCATGTCCAGCCTCGCCCAAGAGGAAAGCCGGAGCATTTCGCTCAACGTCACCTGGGGCTGGCACAAGCGTTTCGCCGACGGAAAGCCCGTGGTGCCGTTCAGCCACTTCCTCGGCTACGACCGCGGGGAGAACGGCGAACTGGTCGTCAACGAGGAGGAAGCCGATACGGTACGCATCATTTACGCCGAGTTCCAGGCTGGTCTTTCCTTCACGCAGATTGCCAAGGAACTGACCGACCTGGGCATCAAGAGCCCTGCCGGAAAGGACGTCTGGAACAGCGGCACGGTCAAGAGCATCCTGATGAACGAGAAATATAAAGGCTGCGCCCTGCTCCAGAAGGGATACACAGAGGACTACCTCACTAAAAAGCGGGTGAAAAACGACGGCGCGGTCCCGCAGTACTACGTGGAAGAAAGCC